TTGGCCTCTGGTTATGGGATAACCACATGCGGTGGCGAGGGCTGGAGTTCTGAAAGGGACTCAAATGGTGTGAGTCGCAGGCGTGGAAGCTGGAGTCACGCTCTTTGCTATATCGGCTGCGACGACACCGATTGGGCGCACAAGAACTATGGTGGCCCGCTGATCCTGATTACCAATAGTTGGGGCAAGTCATGGAACTCTGGCCCCCGTGCTATACACGGCGACAAGTCTCTTGGGGAGATTCCCGACGGTTGTTTTTGGACGCGGTGGGAAGACTGTTCGCGGCGTGACTGCTACGCGATTTCTTCGGTGCATGGCTGGCCGAATCAGAAGCTTCCCGACTGGAACATAAGGAGTCTGGTGTGAAAACTGCTGCATACGTTGCCGCGATTACTTCGTCTGTCGGCGGCATATTCTTCCCGCCGGCGTTGCCGAGTGCTGACCGTCATGGCTTGGCATCTTATCTTTCGCTGATTGCGGCTGACGACTCGACTCCTGACAAGCCGACTCCTGCCGATGGCTTGAAGGTTGGTGACCCCTGCCCCTCCTGTGGGGGGTCTGGCCAGCTTGGTGACGGTACTGTGTCAGTACCCTGCAAGCGTTGCAACGGCACCGGCCGCGTTCAGCCTGACGACCCATCTCTTGCGTCTAAGCCGGCGGCTGCCGACCCTCCGGTGGTTTCTGTGCTGGCCCCTCCGGTCATTGATCCTCCTGCTCCCAAGGTGGTCAAGCGGGTTGTGGTTTCTCCCCCCAAGCCGATTCGCATGTCAAGCACATCGTGGACTGTTTCTGGCAAGCGGTCTTATACCCGCGACTACCTTGCCTCGCACTTGCAGCGAACCCATGGCATCGACACGGCTGGCTATTCCAAGTCTGAACTCAAGACGATGCACGACAACATTCACAACGGCTATCCGGCAATGGGCCGGTCGCAGGCTGTCACTACCAAGCGTTACACCATTCGGCGGTCGTCAGGTGGCTGCCCGAACGGTCGCTGTCCAACGAGGTAATCATGTCACCGACCCGGCAAGCACAAAAGCCGCAGGAAGATGATGGTTTAGGGACGATCACTCGTCTGACTGATCGCTACGGAATCAGCACTGCTTTGCTTGTTTTTGGGGTTTGGTTTGGCTGGAACAACTTCCTGAACCCTCTGATTCAGTCGTATCACGCCAGCATCACTGAGATTGCCTCCACGAACGACCAGTTGAAGGACGTTGCCCGTGAGGTTGGCGACAAGAATGCGACCTTGATTGAGGCATTGTCACTGGAGGTTGGCAAGCTGCGGGACAAGGCTGACGACGTTGGCAAGAATGCCGAAGAGTATTACCGGAGAGCAGAGGCACTTTCTGAGAGGACTGAGCGTAATGTGGAGAAGGTATTGGCGAAGCTGGAAGAACTGGGCAAGCAATAAGATGAGCGGCATTCCAAAGAGTTTGTCCAACGCGGTTGAGCGTTTGGGCATCTCCACGTTTCTGCTGTTGTTTGTTTTCTACTTTGGTTTCACGGCAATAGTCGAGCCCATTGCCGAATCGTACCGTACAATGGTTGCGAGTGTCGCAAAGACAAATTCACTTATTCGCGATGAGATTCAGCGTGACGACGCTAACGACGAGAAGAGGCTTGAAATTGCAACGATGAAGCTCGACCGGATCATTGATTTGCTTGAGTCGTTGCGTGACGAGCGTTCCCGCCCGGTTGGAGAAAGGCATAAATATGGGGTGGCTTACGAGAAAGAAAGAGGAGTCGTCCCATCGGATCAGCGATACTGACATTCGCGGTGTATGGGACGACATTGCCCAAGCGAAGAAGTGGTATCCGATTCTTCATTTACTGAAGGACGTAGAGGATTCTCGCACGTTCATTGAGAAGCTTCGATCTCTTGAGCCTTTGGTAGAGTTCATTGTTCGCGTTGGCCTTGGTGCCAGTCCGACGAACATTCTCTTGTTTGAACTCTTTCGTGACTTGGTTGACTGGCTGGACGAGAATCCGCAAGCCTGCGCTCGCTTAGAGCAAGCGATAGCCCTCCAAGACATTCAAAGCTATTGGCAAGACGATGAGTGAGTTGATCCGAGTGTTGAGTGCCCGACTGCCGTCCAAGGCGATTGCCGGTGATTTCGTAGACAAGCGCAGTTTGGCAGATTTAATTGAGGAACAGGCTGGTGTGCCGGTGCAGCAGACTGCCATGGCCCAGCTTCAGGCCAAAGCGTCAGGCAACAGTCCGGTTCCTATGGTCAACAAAATTCAGCTAGACAGGTGATGTCATGTCTGAACTTGACGAGCTTTTGGATCAGCGGGAAGACCCTGCTCCAGAGCGTGTCCCGAATCCCGGCTGGCGAACTTGTGACGCTTGCGGGATTCCGAAGCGTCTGTGTGGCAAGAATTACGCCAAACCGCACGGCAAGGACTACGACACGATTTGCAAGCCGTGCCGCCGGAAGCTGATCCAGAAGCGGAAAATGGATTTGCTTGAGAGCAATGCTTGCGGCAGCTTCTTGAAGAAGGCTGGTTCTGGTGGCAGTCAGCTTCCGCACATCAGCGAGATGCTGGAGTCGATCATGGGGCTCATGGGCGGCAGCAATGGATTTGCGACTGCGTTGCTCCACCAGTATCACGCTGCCCCAGCCGGCGGTCGCATCCGCACTCAGATTCTCCAGCTAATTGCCAAGCTTACGGAGCGTGTTGCGGAGTCTGGTGCGACGAGGGCACCCGCGAGCTTGATGAGTGACGAAGAGCTTGAGGCTGCGATTGAGGAGCGGATGAAGACTGCTGTGCTTTCGTTTAAGGGGCAGCAAGTGTTGGGTGTTGAGGCCGACATTCCTGACGGTGGCCGCAATGTGGATTTGAGCGGAGTGCGTTCTGCATGAAGGAAAACGGTGTCCTCTCTCGGCTTTCGACACATGCTCGCGAGCAGTTGCTTGAGCTTGAGCGAGAGAAGGCCCGTCGTTCGATTGAGCCGCTTCGTTTGTACCAGCCAAACGATTACCAAAAGCCATTCCACGAATGCCAAGCCAGCGAAATCCTAGTAATTGGAGGTAATCGTAGCGGCAAGAGTTGTGCAGTATTCGTAGAGGTGGCATGGGCTGCAACGGGCACACACCCGGTCGAGGGCAAGTACCCAAAAGAGAATCTCAACATTGCCATCATCGGGGCTGGGTGGCGGCACATAGGCTTAACAGTATTTCCGTACCTGTTTAAGGCTGGTGCATTTTCGATCATTCGTGACGAAGAGACTGGGTTGTGGCGGGCTTACCACCCCATCAAGGACAAGCACCGCAAGGCAGAGCGGAAACCGGCCCCTCCGCTGATCCCTCCCCGTCTGATTAAGAGCCAGTCTTGGGTTCTCAAGTCAGCCAACTACATTCAAAGCTGTGAGCTTCACAACGGCACGACGTTGTGGTTTTTCAGCAGTGAGGGCGATCCTCCGCAGGGCTTTCAGCTTGATCTTTCGGTATTCGATGAAGACCTTTCTAACGAGAATTGGGTTCCCGAGATGCAGGCGAGGCTTGCAGACAGGCGTGGTCGCCTGATCTGGAGTGCCATGCCCCATTCCAAGTGCGATGCGCTTCTTGGTCTAGTTGAGCGAGCCGACAAGGCGGCGGAAGAGGGCAAGGATCACATCAAGAAATTCACCTATCGGTTTCTGGACAATCCCTTCATTGACGATGAAGAGAAGTCTCGGATGATTGAGAGGTGGGCGGCTCTTGGCGAGGACGTTCTTCGGCAGCGGGCCGAGGGTGAGTTCACCTATGACTCATTGCTCTGCTACCCGACGTTCAATATGTCGGTTCATGGGTATGACCGCAGTGAGTTCAAGAACGGCGTTGTGCCTGCCGACTGGTGCCGTTATCTGGCGATTGATCCGGGGCATTCTGTCTGTGCGGTCTTGTTCGCGGCAGTGCCTCCAGACCAGCGGATGGTTCTCCTTTACGACGAGCTTTACCTGCGGAACTGCACGGCTCAAATCTTGGGCCATGAGCTACAGCAAAAGGTGCAGGGAGAGCAGTTTCAGGCTTTCCTGATTGACATTCACGGTGCCAACTTGCGTGAGCTTGGCACTGGCAAGACCCCTCAACAGCAGTATACGGAGGAGTTTGTCAAGCGTGGCATTGTGTCGAATGCGACTGGCTCATCATTTATTCCGGGCTCTGACAACATTCAGGCGGGTCTTCAGGCTGTCCGCATGGCGATGCACATTCAGGGTGATGGCGGCACTCTGATGCGGATTTTGCGTGGTGCTTGCCCGAATTTGGAGCGTGAGCTTCGCCGGTACAAGAAGAAAACGATGAATGTCGGCGGCCAGACGATCATTTCCGACGAACCCAACAAGCGTGGAGATTTCCATCTGGTTGACTGTTTGCGGTATTTGTTTGCTTATGAGCCTAAATACGTCGCTCCGGTCAAAGAAGTTGAGATGCCGTGGTGGTACGAATGGAAGAAGCGGCGAGACAAGCAGAAGTCTGGGAACGGTTCCATTTACCTTGCCCCCAATTCGTACAGTTTTTCATTTGACGCTTAGTTGCCCGGTTTTGGGTTTTGTGTAGGTTGATTTCCATCGCTTACCAAAGGAGGCACACATGAGCGATTGGAAGCAGCCTGAGTTGTCTGTTGGGGACGCGGTTCTTTTTTACGACAACCCGTCCAACCCGGAAGAGCCGAGCATGGGCTGGGTGATTGAAAAGCCGGGTGTGCAGACTATTTCTGTTCTGGTTTTCACCCAGAGTGCTGGGTTTGTTGAAAAGCGTTCTGTTCGCCATCTGGACGACCCTTTTTGGCAGACATCTGACACGGCAACTGCGTGGCACCGCTGGGGCTGCTACCGTCCGCACCCGATGACAGAGCTAATCCCTGTTCTTCGGGAGATGGTTTCGGACTGGAAGATTGCGAAAGCCCGTCGCAAAGACGGTTCTGGCGTGAATAAATAGGGCATGAGTGCCATTATTCGCAAAATCGCCAAGACCCCTGCATGGCAGCGCAAGGCGGGAAAGAACCCGTCTGGCGGTCTGAACCAAGCTGGCCGCGATTCTTACAACCGAGAAACGGGTGGGCATCTAAAGCCTCCGCAGCCACAGGGAGGGGCGAGGAAGAAGTCTTTCTGTGCCCGGTCGGCGGGTCAGGCAAAGATGTTCCCCAAGGCTGCCAAAGACCCTAACAGTCGGCTGAACAAGGCTCGGAGGAAATGGCGATGTTGACGAGCGAATGGATACCCGTGAGCGAGCGGCTGCCGAAGCCGCAAAAAAATGTTCTTCTCAGTAGCACCGACCGGCAATGCAGGATCATGCGTCTGATTGACGGTGTCAGCGACCTCTACTGGGCCGATGATGCAGGACTGACTGCCTTTCTCGAAACCTACGAATACTGGATGCCGCTACCCGAGCCACCGGAGGCGAAGTGATGAGCAACCGCATTAGGAAACTTGTCAAACGGAAGGATGGCACCAAGTCGCAGTTTGGCTTGTGGGATGCGATTCGTGCCAAGCGGGCCAGAGGCGAAAAGCCACGAAAGCCGGGGTCTGCTGGTGCGCCGACTGACGCAGCAATAAGGAAGAGTCAGAAATGATTGAAGACGGCGCAAGTCCAGAAGAGTCGCTTGGTGTTGGCGAGGACTCCCTTGGCCCGCTTCCTCCCGAGCAAGTCTCGCCCAATGAGCTTGAGGATGCTTTGCGGAGCGTGGCAAAGAGTTGGATTTCCAAGCTTGAGCAGGCTGCCAAGCACAAGCGACCTTTTTCGATGGATGCCGAGGAGTGCCTGCATTTCTTTGATGGCTCTTCGGACTGGTTTTGGAATGAGCGGTCGCTGGCCCGCTACTCCAAGGTCGGCACCCCGTCCTTCAAAATGGTCATCAACAAGGCGTATGAGGCAGTCAAGCTATTTGGTTCTGTGATTTACTCTCGGAACCCGGTTCGCAATGTGAACCCTCGCCGCTATCCGGTGGTTTCTCCTGCTGCCTTGGGCATTGATTTGGAGTCTGCGATCAAGCCAGACCCGGCTACTGGCATGCCGCAGCCCCCCGATCCTCTTCTCCAGCAGTTCATTCAGGTGTCTGAATCTGTTGGTGTCGATGAGGAGCGGCGAGAGACTCTCTCCAAGATCATGGAGAGTTATCTGAACTACACGCCGGTTGCGTTGAATTTCAAGGAACACTGCCGGCAGTATGTTGACGAGGCAATCATCAAGGGCATGAGTTGCCTGTGGACAGAAATGATCGAGGTTGGCGGTGAGGGCGACCGGCCTGTGGCAATGGTCGGCTCTTTCTATGACAGCGTTGACAATTTGTTGTTTGACCCGGACGCGGATGACCAAGAGGGGATTTTGTGGTGTGCCCGCAAGTGCGTCCACCCGGTCAAGGACGTTGCTGAAAAGTACGGCATTTCTGAGGAGAAGTTGCGCGGGAACTTGCAGAGCTATATGTCACGCGATGCGTCTGCCCAGCGTGATTTCGCTCACCGCAAGCGGAAGGGGAAGACGAACGACCTCATCACCTATTGGAAGGTTTATTCTCGGACTGGATTTGGTGCTGACCTGAAGGGGAGCCCGAAAGAGTTTCGGGATATGTTCGACTCCCTTGGCCGCAACTGCTACATCGTGGTCGCGGAGGGTGTGGATTTCCCCTTAAATGTGACGAAAGAGGTTGTTTCGTCGCCGCCGGATGAGTCTGGTTTGCCGGCTGAGTTGTTCACCCGTACCCGGTGGCCGATTCCTTTTCACGCTGACCCCACTCATCCTTGGCCATTCACCCCGCTTCAGTTCACCCGCAAACCGGGATATAGCTGGCCGATTGCTCCCCTCAAGCCGGGTCTGCCAGAGCTTCGGTTCATGAACTGGACGCTTTCGTTTCTGGCGACTCGCCTGATGGTGAGTTGCAAGACGATGGTTGGTGTTGCCAAGGCTGCTGGCGATGACTTGAAAGACCAGATTCTCAAGCATGAAGAGGGTGGATTTTCGCTGATTGAGTTGTCTGAGACTTTGGGGAAGAGCATTGACGAGATCGTGAATGTCTTCCAATTCCCCGAGGTGAATCAGGAAATCTTTCGGGTGGTTAGCTCGGTTGCGGAGATGTTCGACAAGCGGGTTGGCCTCACAGAATTGGTGTACGGGCTTACACGAAATCAATTCAGGAGTGCTGCTGAAGCGCAGGTCAAGGCTGAACAGATCAGCGTTCGGCCAGACGACATGGCCAACGTGCTTGAGGACGCCTTGTCTTTGACGGCGAGGAAAGAGGCTCTGGCATCGCGTTGGCTGCTGGAGCCGGATGATGTCAAGCCTGTGATTGGGCCGCTTGGTGCGATTGCGTGGGAGCAAAGCGTTCAGCGAGCCACCCTTGATGAGCTTGCTCGGTCTTATGACTACCGCATTGAGGCTGGCAGTGCCCGCAAGCCTAACAAGGCTGGGAAGATCGAAGCTTTGCAGATTGCGTTGCAGACGCTTGGGCCGATGCTTCAGCCGCTTGCGATGCAGGGTCAGCCCGATCCTTGGAATGCTTTGGTGACAGATTATCTGTCTGCCATTGACTTGAATCCTGCTCCGTACTTGGTGCAGCCGCCTCCCCCCCCGTCCCCGCCGCCGGGTGCGGCCCCCGGTGAGCCTCCGCCGGGTGCGCCGCCGCCTTCGCCCGGTGGCGGGGCGGCAGGGAACGAACCCCCACCCCAAGGAGTGACTTGATGATTCCTGCTGAGATTGAAGCGGCTGGGCCTGCCGTGAAGGCTCACTATATGTCAATGATTCGGGACGGTCAGACTCCTGCGTTTGCTGCTATGTGTGCGTTGCGGCA